GCGCTGCGTGAATCCGGACGCGATTTTGGCACCGCCCACATCAGCGATGGCCCGCTGCACATCAAGTTCGAACAGCCCAAAAAGGTCAGTTGGGATCAGAAGAAGCTCGGTGACATCGCCGCCCACATCGTGGCCGGTGGCGACAAGGTCGAGCACTTCATCGACGTGAAGCTGGCGGTGTCCGAATCGCGCTTCACCAACTGGCCGCCGACGCTCCAGCAGGAGTTCGCTGCCGCCCGCACGGTCGAGCCGGGCAAACCGTCTTTCACCCTTTCCTTCGACTCGGAGCACTGACCATGAGCGCCAATCTCATCGATTCGCTGCGCAAGCAGCTGCCGTCCATCTACGGCGAATCCCTGCCCACGGACATCCACTACCGCAACGCCGACGGCAACGTGATCGTCGTCGCGCTCGATGCAGCCACGGTGGACGAACTGGCCTTCGCCATCCAGACCGCCAGCGCGGAGGCGTCAGCCTTGAACCGCCGCCGCAACGTGCTGGAAGACCTCCACACCGAAGCGCGCAAGCGCGCTGCGCGCGGTGCCGACCGCATCGCCGACGTGAAGTGGGAGGGCTGATCATGGGCGCGATCATTCCCTTCCAATTCGAAACGCATGCCCTGCGCGTGCAGGTCGACAATACGGGCCTGCCGTGGTTCAACGCCACCGACGTCTGCGATGCGCTGGAGATGGGCAACCCGTCTCAGGCGATCAAGTCCCACGTCGACACCGATGATCTCCAGAAATTGGAGGTCATCGACAACCTCGGACGCACGCAGCGCGCCAACCACGTCAACGAGTCTGGCCTCTACGCCCTGATCCTCGGCAGCACGAAGGACGCCGCGAAACGCTTCAAGCGTTGGGTGACCGGCGAGGTGCTGCCAGCGATCCGCAAGACCGGCAGCTACGCCGTCCCCGGCGCGCTGGCGGCCTTGCCCGCGCCGACCCACGACCGCGTGTCCGCGATCCTGCTGATCGGCGAGGCCGTGGCGAAGGTGCCGGGCGTGAAGCCGGGCATCGCGGCGGCAGCGACGCTGACCTGCATTCAGGAGAACACCGGCATCACCACCGAGGTGCTGCGCCGCGCGCTGCCGTCGGCCAACGAGCCGATCTGCGCGCTCAATGCTACCCAACTCGGCAAGCTGCTGAACCGCTCGGCGAAGGCCACGAACCAGTTGCTGGCGGCAGGCGGTTTTCAGTTCCGCAACGACCGCGACGAATGGGAACTGACCGAGGCTGGTGAAGCGTGGGCCGAAGCCATGCCGTACTCGCGCAACGGGCACAGCGGCTACCAGATTCTCTGGAATCCCGCCGTCGCCGACGAGCTGAAGGAGGTGGCGTGATGTCCCTCCCGATCATCTCCGCGCAGCAGCGCATGGCCGAACGCAAGGGCGTCAAGCTCCTGATGCTCGGCAAGTCCGGCATCGGCAAGACCACCCGACTCAAAGACCTCGACCCGAAGACCACGCTGTTCCTCGACATCGAGGCGGGCGATCTGGCCGTGGCCGACTGGCCGGGCGACACCATCCGTCCGGCGTCGTGGCCGGAGTCGCGCGACTTCTTCGTGTTCCTCGCCGGGCCGGACAAGTCACTGCCGCCGGAGGCCGCGTTCTCGCAGGCGCACTACGACCATGTCATCGAGAAGTTCGGCGATCCGACGCAGCTCGACCGCTACCACACCTTCTTCCTCGACTCGATCACGCAGCTCTCCCGCCAATGCTTCGCGTGGTGCAAGACGCAACCGGGCGCGGTCAGCGACCGCACCGGCAAGCCCGACATGCGTGGCGCTTACGGCCAGCTCGGGCAGGAAATGGTCAGCGCCTTGACGCACCTGCAGCACGCACGCGGCAAGAACGTGGTCTTCGTTTGCATCCTCGACGAACGTCTCGACGACTACAACCGCAAGGTGTTCGTGCCGCAGATCGAAGGCAGCAAGACCAGCCTGGAACTGCCCGGCATCGTCGACGAGGTCGTGACGCTGGCCGAGATCAAGGCCGAGGACGGTACCTCGTATCGCGCCTTCGTCACCCACACCGTCAATCCCTACGGCTATCCGGCCAAAGACCGCAGCGGTCGGCTCGACCCGCTCGAACCCCCTGATCTCGGCGCGCTGATCGCCAAGTGCGCGGGCCTCTCCGCGCCATCCGGCATGCCCGCCAGTGCCGCCCTCCCTGCATCCATCGAATCCAAGGAATAACCACCATGACCACGCAGAACAACTGGAACGACTTCAACGACGCCGAATCGCAGCAGTCCGGCTTTGACCTGATTCCCAAGGGCGCAATCGTGCCGGTGCGCATGACGCTCAAGCCCGGCGGCTATGACGATCCCACGCAGGGCTGGAGCGGCGGCTACGCCGCCCAGTCCTTCGACACCGGCTCGGTCTATCTCGCCGCCGAGTTTGTGGTCACCGCTGGCGACCATGCCAAACGCAAGATGTGGTCGAACATCGGCCTGCATTCGCAGAAGGGGCCGATCTGGGGGCAGATGGGGCGCAGCTTCATCCGCGCCGCGCTCAACAGCGCCCGCAACGTCCATCCGCAGGACAACAGCCCGCAGGCCGCCAGCGCGCGCCGCATCCAGGGCTTCCACGAACTGGACGGCCTGGAGTTCCTCGCCCGCGTCGATGTCGAGAAGGACGCCAAGGGTCTGGATCGCAACGTGGTCAAGCGCGCGGTCGAGCCCGACCACCCCGACTACGCCAAGTTCATGGGCGTGCCGCCGAAGGCCACCTATGGCGGCGGCACCTCCGGCGCTCCGGCGCAGGCGGCTCCGGTCAATGCCGCGCCCGCGCCGCAGCGTGCGGTCACTGGCAAGCCCGCTTGGGCGCAGTGAGGGGGCGAATGAAATGCTGGGTCTGCAAACGACAGGCGCGCGGCTACGGCCACACCGATGGCCGGTTCAAGACCGCCGATCCGCGCCGCTACGTGCTCGACTGGGTGTTCTGCTCGCGTCGCTGTCAGGACGTTTTTCACCAAATGTACGGCAACTGGCAGCGTGCCAAGGAAGGCCGCATCGACAAGACGGAGGTCGCCATGATCGATCCGTCTGAAATCGAGCTGGCTGCCATGCGCCAGTGCCTCAAGGCCTTCGGCGCGGCAGCAGGCGAGATCGGTTTTGACAAACCGCTGGGCGACTACGCCGAAGCCGAGGCTTTGCAGGTGATCGATGCCATCGTCACCTGCTGGTCGGACGCAATGGTCGCGCACCACGAAGCCACCAAGTTCCCGCCCGTGCGGGGCTTGCCGCCAACGCCCGATCCGCTATCTCCCGATACCGCCAATCCATTCGTCGATTTCGACGATGACATTCCGTTCTGAGGAGGCCGTGATGCTGGATTTCAACTCTTCATCGAGCCTTTCCGGTCAGGTGACGGCGCTGGTGGATGCCGGGATGCAACAGGCCCGTGCTCGCCAGTCCGAACGCCAGTACCTCGGGGCCTCTCGCCTCGGGGTGGCCTGCGAACGCGCGCTGCAATTCGAGTACGCCAAAGCGCCCGTCGATCACGGGCGTGATCACGACGGACGGTTGCTGCGCATCTTCGAACGTGGCCACGTCATGGAGGACTGCATGGTCGCGTGGCTGCGGAACGCGGGTTTCGACCTGCGCACCCGCAAACCTGACCGCGAGCAGTTCGGATTCTCGGTGGCCGACGGTCGCCTGCAGGGACACGTCGACGGCGTCATCGTCGGCGGCCCCGAAGGCTTCGCCTATCCCGCGCTCTGGGAATGCAAGTGCTTGGGCAACAAGTCCTGGAGCGATCTGGACAAGAAGGGGCTGGCCATCTCCAAGCCCATCTACGCCGCGCAAGTGGCGCTCTACCAAGCCTATCTCGAGCTGCACGAGCATCCGGCGATTTTTACCGCGCTCAATGCCGACACGATGGCGATCTACACGGAACTCGTGCCATTCGATGCGGCACTGGCGCAGCGCATGTCGGATCGCGCCGTGAAGGTCATCGCGGCCACCGACGCCGGTGAACTGCTGCCGCGCGCTTTCAATGATGCCGCCCACTTCGAATGCCGGATGTGCGCGTGGCAAGACCGCTGCTGGAGACCGACATGAGCCACATTCCCTTGAACGCCGTGCTCGGCGAACAACTGATCGATTCGCGCCAAGCCGCGCTGATGTTCAACCTGCCGACCTACTGGCTCTCGCAAGCCAAGGAACGCCATCAGCGCCGCATCCCGCACTATCGCGTCGGCAAGCTGGTGCGCTTCAAACCCAACGAACTGGAGGCATGGATCGTCGCGCAGCAGGCGTCCGGCAAGGAGGCTGCGGATGCTTGATTTCAACGACACGCCAACCCCTGTTCCTCGTGACGTAGACGGCGAGCGCGAAGCGATCCGCGCCGAACTGCTCGCGCGGCTGGAGCCAGTGCTGGCCGCACTGTTCCCCGCAGGCAAGAAGCGCAGCGGCAAGTTCCTTATCGGCGACGTGCTCGGCAGCCCGGGCGACAGCCTCGAAGTCGTGCTTGACGGCGACAAGGCGGGCCTGTGGACGGATCGCGCCACCGGGGACGGCGGCGATATCTTCACGTTGCTCGCCGCGCACTTGCGTCTCGATGCCCACACCGACTTCCCGCGCGTGCTCGATACCGCGACCGAACTGCTCGGACGCGTGCCGGTTGCACGGGTGCGCAAGGGAAAAAAGGACGCGCCGACGGACGATCTCGGCCCGGCCACCGCAAAGTGGGACTACCTTGAGGCCACCGGCAAGCTGATCGCGGTCGTCTACCGCTACGACCCTCCCGGGCGCAAGAAAGAGTTCCGCCCCTGGGATGCGCGCCGTCGCAAGATGGCTCCACCCGATCCGCGCCCGCTCTACAACCAGCCGGGCATGACCAGTGCCGCGCAGGTGGTGCTGGTCGAAGGCGAGAAGTGCGCGCAGGCGCTGATCGATGCAGGCATCGTCGCCACCACCGCGATGCACGGCGCGAACGCCCCGGTCGAGAAAACCGACTGGTCGCCGCTGACGGGCAAGGCGGTGCTGATCTGGCCAGACCGCGACAAGCCGGGCTGGGAATACGCCACGCAGGCGGCGCAGGCCATCCTCACGGCGGGCGCGAAATCCTGCCACGTCCTCTACCCGCCCGAAGAAGCGGCGGAAGGCTGGGACTCGGCTGATGCCGTGGCCGAAGGCTTCGACCTCGCGGCCTTTCTCGCCCACGCGCCGCGCGCGCAGATGTACGACATCGCTGTCGAGGACGAGCCGGTCGTCGGCAGCGACGAATCGGTGTGGGGCACGGAGGACGCGCTGGCGCTGGCCTTCACCCGGCGCTACCACCGCGACTGGCGCTACGTGTTCGCATGGGGCCGCTGGATGATGTGGGACGGCCAGCGCTGGCGTTCCGAGGACACGCTGGCCGCCACCGACCTGATCCGCAGCGTCTGTCGCCACGCCGCCGTGCGCGCCGACAACCCGAAGATCGCCGCCAAACTCGCCAGTTCCGGCACCGTGGGCGGCGTCGAACGTCTGGCGCGCGCGGATCGCAGACACGCGGCTACCACCGCCGAATGGGATGCTGATCCGTGGCTGCTCAACACCCCGGGCGGTGTGGTCGATCTCAAGACCGGCAGGCAGCGTCCGCACGACCGCGCCGACCGAATGACCAAGATCACCACGGCCACGCCCGGTGGCGACTGCCCGATCTGGCGGCAATTCCTCGACGAGGTCACGGGCGGCGACAAGGAGCTGCAAGCCTATCTGCAACGGATGGCGGGCTACGCGCTCACCGGTTCGACGCAGGAGCACGCGCTGTTCTTCCTGTACGGAACGGGCGCGAACGGCAAGTCGGTGTTCGTGAACACGTTGGCCACGATCCTGGGCGACTACGCGGCCAACGCGCCGATGGACACCTTCATGGAAACGCGCACCGACCGGCACCCAACCGATATGGCGGGTCTGCGCGGCGCGCGCTTCGTGGCGGCCATCGAAACCGAACAGGGACGGCGCTGGGCCGAGTCGAAGATCAAGAACCTCACCGGTGGCGACAAGATCTCCGCGCGTTTCATGCGCCAGGACTTCTTCGAGTTCTTCCCGCAGTTCAAGTTGTTCGTGGCAGGCAACCACAAGCCCGCCATCCGCAACATCGACGAGGCGATGAAACGGCGGCTGCACCTGATCCCGTTCACGATCACCGTGCCGCCCGAACGCCGCGACAAGCTGCTCCAGCAGAAGCTCCTGGCCGAACGCGACGGCATCTTGGCGTGGGCGGTTCAAGGGTGTCTGGACTGGCAGCGCCTCGGACGTCTCGATCCACCGCAACCGGTCAAGGACGCGACCGACGAATATTTCGAGGCCGAGGACGCGTTGGGCCGCTGGCTGGATGAACGTTGCGTGCGCGAGGGCAACGCCAAGTCGCTGACCGCCGAGTTGTTCACCGACTGGAAGCAATGGGCGGAATCGGCCGGGGAATTCATCGGCTCGCAGAAGCGCTTTGCCGATCTGCTGCTCACCCGGGGACTGGAGAAATGGCGCAACGGCATGGGGCTGCGCGGGTTTCAGTGCATTGGCCTCAAGCACCCGCCGACGCCCGCTTACACCCCCTACGCCGATGACTGATCACCCCGCAATCGACCCGCGTCTGACGGATCGGACGGATTACGTCGTAACTCCTACACGTGCGCGTGTGCGCGCGCCTCATGGCGTATTTCGACAAGACCCGTCCGATCCGTCAGACCAGCCAAAAACAAGGACTGACACCATGACCACCACCATCCTCGCCCTGGACTTGGGCACCACCACCGGCTGGGCGCTGCGCGGCAGTGACGGCCACATCACCAGCGGCTCGGAGAGCTTCAAACCGCAGCGCTTCGAAGGCGGCGGGATGCGTTTCCTGCGCTTCAAACGCTGGCTCACCGAGATCAAGCAGTCCTGCGACGGCATCGACTGCCTGCACTTCGAGGAGGTGCGCCGCCACGTCTCGACCGACGCCGCGCACGCCTACGGCGGGTTCCTGGCCACGCTCACGGCGTGGTGCGAACACCACCAGATCCCGTACCAGGGCGTGCCGGTCGGCACTATCAAGAAGCACGCCACCGGCAAGGGCAATGCGGGCAAGGCGGAGGTGATCGCCGCCGCCCGTGCCCGTGGCCACCAGCCTGTCGATGACAACGAGGCCGATGCATTGGCGCTCTTGCACTGGGCCATCGAGCAGCACGCACTGGAACAGGAGGTGTGAGATGAAGATTCCGATACCCCAATACCGCTGTCCGCTGGGTCGTCTGCAGCCTGATGTCCAGGACGTGGACACCATCAAGCAACGCGGCTGGCGCGACCAGCACATTCTCGTCGTCAATGTCGACGACGAACGGCTGGACTGGATGGAGCGAGAACTGGTGCGCCAGATCGGCGAGCGCCTCTACGGCACAGGAGGGCGACGCCATGGCTGACCGTTGCAATGACTGGACTATCGAAGACGTGGCTGCCCGCTTCGAGGATGCTGCCAGCACCGGACGACGCCTGCCACCCGTGCGTGTGCAGGGCTACTTCAACACCTGGCCCATCATCGTGCGCAAGGAGTGGGAAGCTTTCTCCGCAGACGAGCACGTCTACCGACCCTTCCCACCCACGCCCGACGCCATCGACCGAATGCTGGAGACGATGACGTGGGTGCAGTGGCTGGAGGTCGAGCAACGGCATCTGGTGTGGATGCGCGCCAAGCGATACGGCTGGCGCGACATCTCCATCCGCTTCGCCTGTGACCGCACGACGGCATGGCGGCACTGGCAGCGCGCCTTGCAGACGGTCGCCGACCAGCTCAATGGCGTCGTCACGGCGTAGTAATTTGGCGTGATTTGGCGCGCATGGTCTGCAATGCGAGTGCATCAGCGGCCATCAGCGGTTTATGAGCGTGCAACAAAACCCGGTATTCGAGGGTAGGATTCGATCCATGCTTGGGATCAGTGACTTTGAGGCGACAGTCGCTTCGAAGCCACTCCCCCGAGGCGAAATGGGCCCTTCCTCCCGAAAATCCCATGCGGGGGGCGCGAGCGCGACGCTTTTTTAGCGTCAGGGTGCGAACCAAGGTTCGCACGGGTTCGCAGGTACGCACCACGTCCAGTTCGCACCCATCACTCCAACCCGCCCACGGCTTCCGTCGGCGGGTTTCGTTTTTGGCTGCGCCGAAACGGCGCTGCGCTTGTTTTCTGGAACCCGAAACCTTGAATCCTTTGAACGTCGAGTACCGCAAGGTCGAGGCGCTGATCCCCTACGCCCGCAATCCGCGCACGCACAGCGAAGCGCAGACCGCCAAGATCGCGGCCAGCATCGTCGAGTACGGCTGGACGAACCCGATCCTGGTCGATGGCGGCAACGGCATCATCGCGGGCCACGGGCGGCTGGCGGCGGCGCACAAGCTGGGCTTGGCCGAGGTGCCGGTGATTGAACTGGCGCATCTGTCCGCCGCGCAGAAGCGCGCCTACGTCATTGCCGACAACCGTCTGGCGCTGGATGCGGGCTGGGACGAGGAAATGCTGGCCCTGGAACTGGCCGAGCTGTCCGAGGCCGGATTCGATCTCGCGCTCACCGGCCTCGACGCCACCGAACTGGAGGCCTTGTTCGCGGATGAGCAAGCCTCGGATGCCGAAGCGCAGGCCGACGAATCGGCGGACGACGCCGACGATGTGCCGGAAGTTCCGGCCACGCCGGTGTCCCGCGCGGGCGACGTCTGGGCCATCGGCGCGCACCGTCTGATCTGCGGCGACGCCGCCGACGCCGAGGTGGTCGCCACGCTGATGGCGGGCGAGCGCGCGGCGCTGTGCTTCACATCGCCGCCCTACGGCAATCAGCGCGACTACACCACCGGCGGGATCAAAGATTGGGATGCACTGATGCGCGGCGTGTTCGCGCAACTGCCGATGGCCGACGACGCACAGGTGCTGGTCAACCTCGGCCTGATCCACCGCGACAACGAGTTCGTCCCGTATTGGGAGGCGTGGCTCGGTTGGATGCGCACGAAGAGCTGGCGGCGCTTCGGCTGGTACGTCTGGGATCAGGGGCCCGGGATGCCCGGCGACTGGCAAGGCCGCCTCGCCCCCAGCTTTGAGTTCGTGTTCCATTTCAACCGCGCCAGCCGCAAGCCCAACAAGATCGTGCCCTGCAAATTCGCCGGGCAGGAAACACACCTGCGCGCCGATGGCTCGTCCACCGCGATGCGCGGCAAGGATGGCGACGTGGGCGGTTGGACGCACGCTGGCCAACCCACGCAGGACATGCGCATCCCCGATTCGGTGATCCGTGTGATGCGCCACAAGGGCAAGATCGGCGCAGGCATCGACCATCCCGCCGTATTCCCGGTGGCACTGCCGCAGTTCGCCGTCGAGGCGTTCAGCGACTCGGGCGAAGTGGTGTTCGAGCCGTTCGGCGGCAGCGGCAGCACGATGCTGGCCGCGCAGCGCGCCGGGCGAATCTGCCGCTCGGTCGAGATCGCGCCGGAGTATGTGGATGTCGCCATTCGGCGCTTCCAGCAGAACCATCCCGAGGTCGCCATCACGCTGTTGGAGAGCGCGGACGGAAATTCAGGCCAGACCTTCGACGAAGTCGCCGCCGCGCGCGACGTGGAGGTGACGGCATGAACTGGCTGGCCGACAAGATCGAGCAGTGGCCGACCGCCAAGCTCGTACCCTACGCCCGCAACGCGCGCACGCATTCGGATGCGCAGGTGGCGCAGATCGCCGCCAGCATCGCCGAGTTCGGCTTCACCAATCCCATCCTCGCGGGCAGTGACGGCGTGATCGTTGCCGGACATGGGCGGCTCGCCGCCGCGCAGAAGCTCGGCCTCGACGCGGTGCCGGTGGTCGTGCTCGACCACCTGACGCCGACGCAGCGACGCGCGCTGGTGATCGCGGACAACCGCATCGCCGAGAACGCCGGATGGGATGAGGAACTGCTGCGCGTCGAACTGGAAGGCTTGCAGGACGAAGGCTTCGATCTCGACCTGACCGGCTTCGACGCCGACGCGCTGGCGGAACTCATCGCCGGGGACGAGCCGGACAACGAAGGCCAAACCGACGAGGACGCGGTACCGGAGGTTGGCGAGACGCCGGTGTCACGGCCCGGTGATGTCTGGCAGCTCGGCCCGCACCGGCTGCTGTGCGGCGATGCGACCGTGGCCGAGAGCTACGAGGCATTGCTCGACGGCGAGGCCGTGGACATGGTGTTCACCGACCCGCCGTACAACGTCAACTACGCCAACAGCGCCAAGGACAAGATGCGCGGCAAGGATCGCGCGATCTTGAACGACAACCTGGGCGACGGCTTCTACGATTTCCTGCTGGCGGCGCTCACCCAGATGGTGGCGCACTGCCGGGGTGGCATCTACGTGGCG